AGCCGAGCAGGTCGGAGGTGAAGGCACGGGCGATGCCGCCGGCGCCGAGGATTCCCCATCGGATCGTCATGGGTCCTGTCTACCGGACCCGCGCCGCGGGCGGCGGACCGGAGGCCCGGGGGAACGATGCAGCCCCGGTCGCGGGGACCGGGGCTGCGGGGATGGAGCCGCTTTGGGGAATCGAACCCCAGACCTTCTCATTACGAGAGCGAAGCCGTGTCCAGGTGGTCCCGGGCGGGTCCGGGTGTGGGCCTGTACCTGCGCGGGTTTCAGCCTGCGGCGCCGCCACTCACCAGGCGTAGGCGGGTCTGCGCATGTGCGGCGTTGCCCTCCGGCTGCCCTCCGCCGGGACGGGTGAGCGCGGACAGGACGTGCTGCTGCGGGGACTCCGCGAGGTGGGCGTAGCGCATGGTCGTCGTCCACGACTTGTGCCCCAGGAGCTTGCCGACGTCGGCCAGGCTGACGCCGGCCTGCAGGAGCCACGAGGCGTACGTGTGGCGCAGGTCGTGGATGCGGACGTGGCCGATGCCTGCGGCCGTGACGGCGGGGTTCCAGGTGTTCTTCCGCCAGCCGTCGATGTCGAGCATGCGGCCGTCGGCGCTGAAGACGAGCGACATGCGGGCGCTGGTCTTCGGGATCAGCACCCACTCCGGGAGCGGCACGTCGCGGCGCTCCTTGCCCTTCGGGTACGCCTTGATGGTCTGCATCTTCGAGTCCCACGTCTCGACGATCGCGACGACTCCGCGCGCGTGGTCGATGCGGTGCGCGTGCAGGCCGGCCATCTCTCCCCAGCGGGCGCCGGTGCCGACGAGGAAGTCGGCGACCGCGCGGTCCTCGGGGTCGAGGCGGTTCGCGATCGCGGCGTACTCGTCGCGCGTGAGGAACCGGTCGGCGCCGGGCGCGGCGGTGGGGAGCTTGACGCCCAGGGCGGGGTTCGTCTTCAGCACCTCGGCGTCGACGGCGGCTGTGAGGGAGGCGCTGAACAGGGCGACGATGCGGCGGACGCTGGCGCCAGACAGGGTGAGCCGGGCGACGCCGGTCGGGGTGCGTGCTTCGCGGCCGGACTCGGTGCGGAGGAGGTCTGCGACCCAGGCGTTCACGTCGTGGCGGGTGATGTCTGCGAGGGGCACGGGGTCCCAGCGGGGGCGGATGTGCTTCGTGAGGGGTGACAGGTCGCGCTTCAGGGTGCCGGCGGCGACGGTGCGGCTGGTCCACCAGGTGTCGCACCAGGTGCCCCAGAGCTCGAGCGACGCGGACGGGTCGCGCCAGCCGATCTTGCGGGAGTCGTCCTCGGCGGACGCGGCGGCGCGGAGCGCTTCGGGCTTGCGGCGAAACGTGCCGACGCTGCGCCGCTTGCCCTGGGGGTCGCGGTACAGGCCCTGCCAGTTGCCGGACGGTTTCTTTTCGGTCCAGGCCATCAGCCTGCGTTCCTCTCGGGGTGGGTGAATTGCGCTAGGCGCGCCTCGATGATGTCGGCGGTGACGCCGAGCTCGACGGCCCACCGGCCGGGGTCGTGGGACCAGCGCATGAGGTCGATCAGCTCGGCGTCGTCGATCAGGCGGAGCGAGGCGACGCGGTCGGCGTTGCGCTCCATGCGGAGGTCGAGCAGGGGGACGCCGGTGGCGGACTCGTGGCGCTCGGCGTGGACGAGCTCGTGGGCGATGACGCTCCGCTCGAGGGCGACGCGCATGCGGGGCTTGATCAGGATTGCGCGGAGGGCCGGGACGTATCGGCCGAAGTCGGCCCGCAGCGGGTAGTCGATGATCGGGACCCCCAGGTCCGACGCGTGCTCGCGCGGGTCGTACTTCGTCACGGTGTGTGGTCGCCCTCCTCAACCTCTCGTGCCTCGCGCTTCGCTGCGTGGGGCAAGTCTTCGACGACATCCTGCGGGGCGCCACTGACAACGGCCCATGCGGGGTGGTCGACGTCGATGGGCTGCTCGAGGACCTCGGACGGGCCCTGGTCGACGCGGCGCAGCATCTCCTGCGCGAGCTCGAGGTCGGTGAACACGGACAGCGCGAGCGCGCGCGGGATCTCGACTTCGCCGTAGATCTCCTCGCGGCGGAGGTAGCCGGCGGCGACGAGCGCGTGCAGGGGGCTGACGTCGTAGGAGCGGGCCACGCCGATGACCTGCTCGGCCTTCGGCTTGCCGATCCCGGCCATCCAGCGAGAAACGGTCGGGGTGCTCACGCCGGCGGCGCGTGCGATGTCCGACTGGTTCACCGTCGCCGCCTGGGTACCGGCGATGCGCTTCAGGAAGTCGGACCAGGTCTGCTCGTTCACGGTGTGCACGCTACAGCCGATGATGCACGCGTGCAACATCTTTCCGCCTGCGCAGACCCGGAAACATCGGGCTAGCCCCCGACACGCCCGCTTTCACCCGCGTACACCTGTTGCATCGGCGCAAACGGGGGGTAACGTTCCATGCATGAAGAACCTCTCCACCGACGCAACACGGGTGCCGCCGTCGCAGCTCGTGCTCAACGTCACGAAGCTCAACGAGCTGCGCCGGGCGCACGAGATGGACTCCGACTCGGAGCTCGCGAAGCAGCTCGGCGTCGACCGGTCGACCCTGTACCGGGTCATCGCGGGCGGTGCTCCCTCGAACGTGTTCATGGCCCGCATGCAGATGCTGTTCCCGTCCGTGCCTCTCGGGTCGCTGTTCGTCGTCGATCGGCTGCAGCAGACCCTGCAGCGGGTGGCGTCGTGAGCGCGCGCCTGACCGTGAAGGAAGCCGCGGTGCTCGCGAACAAGCACCCCGACACGGTCCTGAAGGCATGCCAGGCCGGTGACCTGTTCGCTACCCAGCGGGTGCGCGGCGGGTCCTGGTCCATCCGGGAGGAGTCCGTCGACCACTGGCTCGACGGCACCCCGGATCCGGCCCGCGAGGCCGTGCAGCGGTTCGCCGTCACGGCGTAGCGCTCCTCCCCCACATCATCCGGCCGCACGGTTCCGACGCCGTCCGGTCTTCGCCTCGAAGGGCACTCTTATGCACGACATCAAGAGCGCAGTGCGCTCAAAAACGGTTCCGTCGCTGTTCGGCGACGAGCCGAAGATCATCGCCGGCACGCTCGAGAACGGCGACCTGTTCGTCCAGTTCTGGGGCGAGGGCAAGGTCGTCGGCGAGCTCCGACCGATCGAGTACGCCGGCATCCTGGCGAACGACAGCGGCGTCCGCATGCTGGTCCGCGAGGGCCTCCCGGCCGACTGGATGCCGGCTGTCTGGGCCGCGTACGAGGGCGCGACGCGGGGCGAGCACCCCGAGCCGACGCACACGGCCACGTGGCCCCTCGGCTCGGTCGCTCCTTTCCTCACGACGGTGGAGTCGTGAGCCCCGCCGTCGACGCCCGTACCGACGTGGCGATCACGGTCCGCGGCGGCGGCCGCATCATCCCCGCCGAGTGGGCCGACAACCTGCGGGCCACGAACGAGCGAATCGACGCGATCCTCGGGAGCGCGTCGTGACCCGGCTCAGCGCGGCCGCGTTCGTCCTCGTGCTGCTGGCGATCGCCGCGGGCCTCGTCCGGGTGTTCGTCGGCGTCGAGGCCGGCGCGGGCCTGCTGCTCGCCGTGTGGGCTCTCGTCGCTGCCGCGGTCGCTGCCCTGTGGGCTGACGCGTTCGGGGCTCGGCGGTGAACCGCGAGGTGCGGGTGCCGCCGGAGACGCCGTACGGGGCCGCCGTGGAGGCGCTGCTGTCGGATGTGTCGTCGGCGCTGGTGCGGCATCTCGACTTCCGGCCGTCGTGCCAGGTCACGAGGGACGGGGCCGCGTGCGGGAAGGATGCGTCGTTCGCGATGCGGTGCCTGCACTGCGGTGATGTGCGGTTGCAGTGCGCGGAGCACGTGGCGATCGTGAAGCAGTTCGCGACGCGGTGCCGGTCGGTGGGGTGCATGGCGTGCCGGAGGTACCGCGAGGACTTGAGCGATCTCTTCGAGTTCGTGCCGCTCGGGCTGCCGCTGTGATCCCCGCGCTGACCGTGACCGTCGACGGCGTCCCCGTCCCGCAGGGCTCGAAGAGCGCCTACGTGGTGAAGGGCCGCGCGGTGATGGCGGACGCGAACAAGGCGCTGAAGCCGTGGCGGAAGACCGTCACCGCAGCTGTGGTCACCGCGCACGCCGGCGCGGCCCCGCTTGAGGGCCCCCTGGTCGTGGTCGTCGACTTCCGTGTCGCGGCCCCGCAGCGCATCCCTGCGGACCGTCGCGGGCTGCCGTCGGTGAAGCCCGACCTCGACAAGCTCGTCCGCTCGATCTTCGACGCGATCACGGACGCGAAGGCGTGGGGCGACGACGGGCAGGTCGTCGAGCTCCACACCCGCAAGACCTATTCCTCTCGGCCGGGCGCAACCGTGCGCGTCGGCCACACCACTACCGAAGGAGCAACAGCATGACCGTGCAGATGAACAGCGGGAAGATCCCCGACACGGCGAACGGGCTCGTCGACCTCGAGCAGGAGCTGCTCGGGTTCACGGACTCGGACCGGGTGACGGCGATCGTGACCATCAAGGTGACGAAGAAGACGCACGACATGGAGTCGGGCGAGGACTACCCGGTCGTGAAGATGACGCACGTCGAGCCGATCCGGTCGCCGGAGGCGCTCGAGCAGGTGAAGGCGCTGCAGCAGTCGGCGTACCAGGTGCGCACGGGTGAGACGGCGCTGGACCTGCCGGCGCCGGCCGACGACGAGGCCGACTGGGACGCCAGGGCGACGCAGCTCGGTCAGGCGCTGGCGCAGGACGTCGGCGAGGCGTGGGACGCCGAAGAGGCGGACGCTGAGGCCCGCGCATGACCGCCGTCGTGGACGTGCTCGCCGCGCTCGAGGAGCGGGCCGGCGCGTCGGACGCCGATCGCACGCAGTGGCTGCTCGCCCGCGCTCAGGGCATCACGGCGACCGAGGTCCGCGACCTGTGGCTGCGGAAGCGGACGGCGCGGTCGCTGATCGAGGAGAAGCTGACGTTCCTCCGCGCCACGACGCCCGAGGAGCTCGAGGCAGCCGCGCGTGCGACGTTCATCGACTCGAAGTACACCGCGTGGGGGCGCTCGCAGGAGCCCGTCATCGCCGCGGTCGTGCAGAGCGTGTTCCCGTACCTCGCGCCGGAGTCGCGCGTCTTCCGCTCGGCCGAGAACGACCGGTGGCTGGGGTCGCCGGACGGCATCGGCATCGACCCCGCGGGCGAGCTCGTCGTGTCGGAGATCAAGACCTCGAAGCACGACGTCCGCGCCGGCATGAGCTCGTACGACCGGGCCGGGTACTTCGTGCAGATGACGTGGATCATGCGCGTCACGGGCGCCCGTCGATGCCTGTACGTGACGGAGCAGCACGACAGCGACTGGCAGGACCGCGGCGGCCAACACCAGGAGCCGTCCCCGGTGGGCCTGGTGCCGACGATGGAGTGGATCTCCTACAACTCGGAGCTGGCGCGCGACCTCGAGCAGCTGGCGGACGGGTTCCTGGTGGCGCTCGACGCGGCGCGTGCGGGCGACGAGTCGGCGGCGCCGGCGATCGACGAGGAGCTGGACACGCTCGCCGTGAACTACCTCCGAGGGCTGGACGCGGAGAAGCAGGGCAAGCAGCTGAAGGAGTCGTCGTACCGGGCGATCGTGGCGCTGGTGGATGCCGGGGAGCCGGTGGTGCAGGAGTCGCCGCTGGCGCGGGTGTCGTGGTCGCCGGAGGTCGTCGAGGAGCAGCCGGTGTCGGCGGTCGACGTGGTGCGTGCTCGTTCGGAGGCGCCGGGGGGGCTGTACGAGCGGCTCGAGCAGGCGCGGGACGACGTCGAGCAGGCGCGTGCGGCGCTCGAGCGGGAGCAGTGGGCGGTGGATGCGCACGAGGCGCAGTTCATCGAGCAGAGCGGCGTGGAGCGCGTCGTGGTGAAGAAGTCGGCGCTGCGGGTCACCGCGGCCAAGAGCACGAAGGAGACGAAGGCATGACCGAGGACATGAGGAACGCCACGGCGGCCGAGATGGTGGCAGTCGAGGTGGCACTGGAACGGCGCCGACAGGACGCGAAGTGGGGCGAGCAGAACCACGCCGACGGAACCGGACGCGAGGTCCCTGTGCTCATGGAGATCAGCGGGCAGTCGTCCCTCTACCTCGACGCGCAGTCCGGGGCTCGCCTGGCCAACCTTGCGACGAGCGCCACGAACGACGCGGCCGCATCCGGTGCCGTCACCTGGCGAGACATCCTCCTCGAGGAGGTGTTCGAGGCACTGGCCGAGGACGACGCGGTGAAGCTCCGCACCGAGCTGATCCAGGTCGCGGCCGTCGCTCAGCAGTGGGCCGAGGCCATCGACCGTCGCGAGTCGCTGGCGGTGTCGGCATGACCGGCACGGTGGTGGCGCTCCCCACGACGGGCGACAGCTCGGAGTGGACGGCGTCGGAGAAGGCACTTGTCGAGGCTGCGGGCCTCGTCACGGGTCCCCCGGCGAACAGGCAGCTGGCGCCGCGCCCGGTGGTGGAGGCGTTCCTGCTCCACGCCCGGCGGACGGGGTTGGACCCGATCGCGCGGCAGATCTACTGCATCGAGCGTGGCGGGAAGTGGGGCACGCAGGTGTCGATCGACGGCGCCCGTCTCGTCGCGGAGCGCACGGGGCAGTACCGGGGGCAGACGGCGACGCAGTGGACCGCGGACGGGGTGACGTGGGTCGACGTGTGGCTGGCGTCAGAGCAGCCGAAGGCGGCCCGGGTGGGTGTGCACCGGGAGGGGTTCGTGGAGCCGCTGTACGCGGTGGCGACGTGGGACGCGTACTCGGCGAACTCGCCCATGTGGAAGAAGATGGGCGCGCTGATGCTCGGGAAGTGCGCCGAGATGCTGGCGCTGCGGAAGGCGTTCCCGCAGGACCTGTCGGGGCTGTACTCGACGGAGGAGATGGACCAGGCCGGCGCCCCGCGTCAGGCCGCGCAGGTGCAGGCGGCCGTGGCTGCGCCGGAGCCGTCGGGGCGGGACTGGCGTGCTGAGGCGCGCGAGCTCGGGTCGGCGGCGGAGCTGAACGGGCTGTGGCAGCAGATCCCGCCGCACGAGCGCGGCGACGAGCTGTTCGCGGACCTGAAGGCGATCGCGGTGCAGCTGTCGCAGCAGGCGGCTGCGCCGTCGCCGGAGCCGGAGAAGCAGTGGGCTGCGCAGGGTGAGCCGAAGGGTGCGGACTGGGCTGTGGCCTTGATCCCGCAGGGCGAGGCCGAGGTGCTGCCGGGTGAGGAGGAGACGCCTCCGCTCGAGGGCATGGAGGCGCCGGAGCCGGAGACGGGCGGTGGGGACCGTGGCTGAGGACGGCGAGCGCAGGACAGTCATGTCCGACCAGGCGACGTCCTACGTGCAGGAGCGCATCCGCAAGGTGGCAGACGGCCTGCGTGACCAGGCCGCTGAGATCGAGCGGCAGATCGAGCGCGTGCCTCGTGACGCGCCCCAGGCCGTTGCCGCGGTCATCCACACGGTGATGTGGGGTACCGCGAACGCGCACCTGGACGTGTTGGTCTCGGCAGCCGACCGCATCCGTCAGTTCCGGGAGGCCGAAGCGGCCGAAGGCGCGAGCTCGTGAACGTCGTCGACGAGCGCACGGGCGAGGTCGTCGAGGGAGGCGGCCTCGACCCCCGGGTCGCGGACGTGCTCCGCAGCGTCGGTATCCACCACCCGTCGAAGGACGACGTGCTGCACGTGGCGCTCGTCGACGCCGTGTGGCGGACCCTCGGGGGCCAGTACGGCGACCAGCTCGCGGCCATGCGGTTCGAGGTCGTGGCCGCGCTCGAGGCGGCGGGAGCGGCGTTCGCGTCGGCCCGCACGGGCTACGAGGCGTACATCGACCGCGAGACGGTGCGGCTCGTCATGGGCGAGAGCAAGACGTCTCGGGCGCTGGCGGAGCAGATGGCTCGGGCGTCCGACAAGGGGTACGAGCTGAAGCTCGCGCACCTCCTCGCTGAGAAGCGGGACCAGTACCTCCGGAAGCTGCTCGACGCGTTCGCGGCTGCCGGCGAGAACCACAGGACCGCGCGAGCGGACCAGCGTGCAGCCGACCGGATGCACGCGCAGGGCTACACGGGAGCGAGCTAATGGCTGAGCAGAAGACGTACGCGGGGCGCCTGTGCGGCGACCACGTGCTGCGGACGGTGACCGTCACCGCCGACGGGCAGCAGGTCACCGGTGTGGTGCGCACGGTCGTGCAGCACTCGACGGCGACGGCGGTGTTCTTCGAGGGCTGGCCCGCGGACACCCCGGTGCTCGTGGAGCCAGCCTCGACGGTAGTTGTCTCGTGAACGCGGCAGGAGTGCAGTCAGTGCTCGCGGGCGTAGACGCGCAGGGCGTGGTCGGCGTCGTCGAAAGTGCGGCCCTTCCACTCACACACACCGTCACGCTCAAGGAACTTGCCGCGCCAGTCCCATTCGTAGTCCGAGGACTGCTTGTACTCGACACGCCACGTGTACGTCCCGTCCCCGTTCGGCTGCGGCTGACGTGTGGCGCGGTACTCGATCTTCTCGTGCGTCGTCGTGACCTGGTTCCGCATGGCGTCACCCTAGCGGGGGTGCAGTCGTGACCGGCGAGTTCCGGGTGCCGCTGAAGACGGACCTGCCCGGGGCCGAGTTCCGGTACCTCGACGCGATGGCGCACCACCACGGTGTCGACGTCGGGCAGCTGGTCGCGGAGATCGTGCACCGCCGCCTCGACGGGGTGGACCTGGATGCGCGGCCGCCGAAGCGGGTCATCAAGAAGACGCGCGAGCCCCGCGACCCGGGCACGCCCGCAGCACCGGTGCGGCGCATGTCCGACGCCGACCGCGTCCGGGCCCGCGAGCTGCACGCCGAGGGCCTCACGGACCGCGACATCGCGGCCGAGCTCGGGTGGACCGACAGCACCATCGGTGTATGGCGGCGCGCGGCCGGCCTGCCCCTGAACCGGCTCGTCAAGCCGGGGCAGCAGTGCGGGGTCGAGGGCTGCGAGAACGACGCGCGGTCCGTGGTCAGTGACCTGCTCGTGTGCAAGATCCACAAGCAGCGTCACGACCGGAACGGGTCGTTCGAGATCCTGCCGCGGGCGGTCGAGAACCTCGGGAAGACGGTGTGGACGCCGGAGCTCGAGGAGCAGCTGCGGGCCCTGCACGGTGAGGGCTGGTCGGACAACCGGATGGGGAAGCACTTCGGGTTCTCGGTGCAGACGGTGTCGAACCGGCGGAAGCGGTTGGGGCTGCCGACGCTGTTCTCTGGCCGCCCGCCCGCAGAGGTGGCGTCGTGAGCACCCCGCGGATCATCAGCCTGTTCAGCGGGTACGGCGGCCTCGAGATGGGCGTGCAGTCCGTCATCGGCGGCGACGTCGTGGCGCACGTCGAGTTCGACCCGGCGCCGTCGCGCATCCTCGCGCACCACTGGCCGGCCGTGCCGAATCTCGGCGATGTGACGGCCGTCGACTGGTCGGCCCTCCCGCACGGCGGCGACGTCGTGATGACGGGCGGGTTCCCGTGCCAGGACGTGTCGCTCGCGGGGCTGCGTCGGGGGTTGAAGGACGGCACGCGGTCGGGCTTGTGGTCGGAGTTCGCGCGCGGCATCGACGAGGTCCGTCCGGGCCTGGTCGTCATCGAGAACGTGAGGGGGCTGCTCTCAGCAGCCGCGGATCGTGAAGTGGAGAAGTCGGATGGATGGGACCCTTAGACGGATCGGTACGTGGGACCGAACCCGTGGGATCTGGGCGACAGCAAGCGCGGACCTGTTCTCCGAGCACTCGGAGCCGTTCTCGGAGACCTGGCCGACCTCGGGTACGACGCGTGGTGGTGTGGCGTTCGAGCTGCCGACGCCGGCGCTCCGCACGGCCGGTACCGAGTCTTCATCGTTGCCCACCCCGCGGGCGAGCCGTGGAGCGTCGGGTACGGAGACGATGTACGCGCTCGGGGCGGAGCGGACGGACGGCTCAAGGACGCAGGGCGAGGTGCTCCTGAAGACGCCGACCTCGCAGCTCGCGGTGAACGGGGGATCGCAGCACCCGGACAAGCGGCGCGAGGGCGGGCACGGGCCGACGCTGGCGGACGAGGTGGAGCACTTGCTGCCGACGCCGACCGTTGGCAACGTGACGGGTGGGAACGCTCGGCGCGGGGGCGCGCGGTCGAGCGAGCTGCTCTTGCCTGGGGTAGCGATGTCTCTGCTGCCGACGCCGCTCACGACCACGGCGACGGGAGTGCAGGAGCTCGAGGTGAGGGTGGGCGGTCGCTCGAAGCGTGGGGCACGTACGGGCCCGCAGTCGAGCGGTGGGAGCGTGTCACCGGACGGCACGCCCCTGCCCCCACTGAGCCCACCGGCCGCGATGGAGGACACCGACTCTCCCCGGCGTTCGTCGAGTGGATGATGGGCCTACCCACGGGGCACGTCACCGGTGCTGGCCTGACCCGGAACGAGCAGCTGAAGGCGCTCGGGAACGGCGTGGTGCCGCAGCAGGCGGCCCTGGCCGTGAGCGCCCTGCTCGACAGGGCAGCGGCATGAGCTCACAGACGCCCCGGCCCGTCCTCGTCGGCCTCGAGAAGCGCGACGGCCGCCGCTGCGCCTGGACCGGCCAGGAGTCCGACCGGCTCGTCCCGCAGCACCGGCAGGGCGGCGCTGGCGGCCGCCGCGACAAGCACCGCCTGTCGAACGTCGTCTGGCTCGACAGCATCCTGAACGGCCGCATCGAGGCCGAACCGGAGCTGCAGGCGGAGGCGGTCCGGCGGGGCATCAAGATCTCGGGCTTTGCGGACCCGACACAGACACCGATCGAGCACGCCGTGCACGGCCTCGTCCTCCTGGACGACGCCGGCGGGGTGCACCAAGCAAGGAAGGAGGCAGGACCATGGGCGTTCGCAGAGTAGAGCTGCCGTTCGAGGGCCACTTCACGCAGATCCCGAACGCGTGGCTGCGCGACCAGCGGCTGTCCCGCCGAGCCCGGGGACTCCTGGGCGAGATCATGTCCCACCGCGTCGGGTGGCACGTCACGATCAGCAGCCTGCAGAAGGCCGGCGCGGAGGGCCGCGACGCGATCCGTACGGCGCTGACGGAGCTGCGCGAGGCGGGGTACCTGCAGCTGGTGCAGACCCGCGGCGAGCAAGGCCGGTGGAACGAGGTCGAGTACGAGCTGTGCGTCCCGGCGACGGGTGACGGATTTTCCGACAGCGGCGGATTCACCGGCAGCGGTTCAGCCGACGTCGGTTCACCCGACGTCGGTCAATCCGACACTAAGAACACCATCTCTTCAGAAGACCATCTGGAAGAACACGAGAACCCCCTACCCCCTGCGGGGGTGAGCCGGGACGTCGTGAAGGTGACCGGCGCCGAGGACCCTTTCGAGGTGTTCTACAAGACCTACCCGCGTCACACGGGGCGTCTTGCAGCGGAGAAGGCGTTCCGCGCCGCGCTGAGGAAGGCGCCGGCCGACGAGATCCTCGCCGGCGCCCGCCGGTTCGCGGCGGACCCGAACCTCCCGCCGAAGGAGGAGCAGCGGTTCATCCCGATGCCGGCGACGTGGCTGAACCAGGGCCGGTGGGACGACGACCCGCTGCCGCTGCGTGCCGGCGGGCGGGCGCAGGAGAAGCAGCAGTCGGCGATCGCGCTCGTGCGCGGCTACCAGGAGCGAGAGGAGCAGGAGCATGAAGAAGTCGGAGCTGGCGTTCGTCCTCGCCTGGGTCTCGTCCGTTGACGGGCGCCTGGTGAACGAGATGACGGTCGAGGCGTGGCACGAGATCGTGGGTGGCTACGACGGGGCCGCGGTGCAGGCGGCGGTTCGGGAGCACTACACGGAGGTGTCGCGGAACATCTTCCCGGCGGACGTCGTCAAGCGTCTCGAGGCGGACGGGGACCTCGGGCAGCTGCCGAACGCGACAGCCGAGCTGCTCGCCGAGCAGAAGGCCGCCTGGTGCGCTGACCACCACGTCACGGTGGCGGAGTTCGACGCGCACCATGACGACCACGCCTGGATCCTGGCGGTGTCTCGTGGCTGAGGCGGGGCAGGAGCGGTCGCCGCAGCACGACGTCGGCGCGGAGCAGTACGTCGTCGGGTCGCTGATGCTGTCGGCGAAGGCGATCTGGGAGGTGCTCGACAGCCTGGCGCCGTCGGACTTCTACCTGCCGAAGCACGAGGTCGTCGTGGCGGCGGCCGCGCGTCTCGCGCACCAGAACCAGCCGATCGACCCGATCACGCTTCACGACGAGCTCGGTCGCACAGGGGAGCTCGAGAAGGCTGGCGGCGTCGGGTACCTACACGTGCTGCACGGCGCACCGACGACGGCCGCGAACGTCGGCTACTACGTCGACATCGTCAAGGATCGCGCCCTGCGCCGGCGGCTGCATGCGGCCGGTGTGAAGGTCGCGCAGATGGGCCAGTCGACGGAAGGGGACGCGTTCGAGCTCGCCGACCTCGCTCGTGCCGAGATGGACGGCGTCGCCGCCGGCGCCCGCGTCGACGTGCACCCCGTCGGCTCGACCATCGACGACCTGATCGACAAGCTCGACAAGAAGCCGGAGTACGTGCCGACGCCGTGGCCGTCGCTCGACAAGCTGATCGGCGGCCTGGCGGCGGGGAACCTCGTCATCGTCGGCGCCCGCCCCGGCGAGGGGAAGACGATCGTCGGCCTGCAGTGCGCGACCCGCCTCGCGCACGAGGGGCTCGTGGCATTCATCAGCCTCGAGATGGGCGAGGACGAGCTGCAGATCCGCCTCATCGCGCAGTACGGCGAGGTGCACATGAAGTCGCTGCGGAACCGCGAGCTCAACAAGGAGCAGCGGGACCGCGTGGCGATCGCACGCAAGCGGTTCCAGGAGGCGCCGATCTACATCGGCGACGACATCTCGACGCTGACGCAGATCCGGTCGTTCGTCCGGTCGGTGGCGCGGAAGGGGAAGCTCGCCGGCGTCGTCATCGACTACCTGCAGCTGATCGAGGGTGGCGGCAAGGAGAACAGGCAGCAGGACGTGGCCGAGTTCTCGCGCGGGCTGAAGAAGCTCGCGAAGCAACTGCAAGTGCCGGTGATCGCCCTGTCGCAGCTGTCACGGCCGCCGCAGGGACGGACGTCGCGGACGCCGCTGCTGACGGACCTGCGGGAGTCGGGGGCGATCGAGCAGGACGCCGACGTGGTGCTGCTGCTGTCGTACGACCGGGCGAAGAAGCCGGGCGATCTCGAGGTGACGGTGGCGAAGAACCGGCACGGGGAGATGGGGCAGGTGCAGCTCGAGTGGCAGGGGCAGTTCGCGCGGCTGCGGGACAAGACGTGGGACCCGTTCGGGGCCACGACGCTGATCTGAGAGGACAAGACGATGACCGAGAACACGAAGAGCCACACCCCGACCGGCTACCCCGACAGCTACGTGCCGGCGATCCTCACGCAGTGGGCTGCAGCACGCGAGATCCACGCTCGCGCCATTGAGGAGGGCGTCGCGTGGGAGTGCGCCAACGAGGACTGCGAGCACGACGACGAGTGCCCGACCGAGGAGTTCGCCGTCTGCAAGGAGTGCTACGGCATCAGCGTCGAGGCGAGCGAGGAGTACTTCACGCCGGCGTTCACGTGGCCCTGCCCCACGGCGCGCGCGCTCGGGGCGGAGGCGAACTGATGGCGATCACGAGGACCACCGAGACGACCGTCGCGGACGCGTGGGCGGACGACGAGGGCGGGGTGACGCTCGAGGTCACCGACGGGCGCGCGTCGCTCACAGCAGACGAGGCGCACGCGTACGGGCAGCTGGTCATGCAGGCCGGCCTCGACGCGGCGCAGGCAATCCGGGAGCGCAACGAGCGCCCCGTGGACACGACGCCCTACTAGGGCAGAGAGCAGGACATTATGGCAGGCGAGACGATCATCACGGTGGTGGGGAACCTCACGAGCGACCCGGAGCTGCGGTACACGCAGAACGGGCTCGCGGTGGCGAACTTCACCATCGCCAGCACGCCGCGCACGTTCGACCGTCAGGCGAACGAGTTCAAGGACGGCGAGGCGCTGTTCCTCCGGGCCTCGGTCTGGAAGGAGTTCGCGGAGCACGTCGCGGCGTCGCTCACGAAGGGCTCGCGCGTCATCGCGCAGGGCCGGCTGAAGCAGCGCTCGTACGAGGACCGGAAGACGGGCGAGAAGCGCACGAGCGTGGAGCTCGAGGTCGAGGAGATCGGGCCCTCGCTCCGGTACGCCACGGCTGCGGTCACGAGGACGTCGTCGAGCGGTGGCCGCGGCGGGTACTCGTCGGGCCCGGCGTCGACGGACGACCTCGCGCAGGCCCCGGCCGAGCCGTGGGCGACCACGCCTCCCGGTGGTGCGCCGGCGGCGGACGTGTGGTCGACGCCGTCGGCCGGGGGCGGCACGTACAACGACGAGACGCCGTTCTGATGGCTGACGTCGACGGGGGCCGACTGGTCGCGTGGTTGCGCGGCCAGGCGGCCCCGCCCCGAAAGCCCCTTGCGGCTTCGATCTACGACGGCATGGCCGCGCGCATCGAGCGCGGCGACTTCGACACCACCGAGGAGGAGCGCTCGTGACCGAGCTCGACACCCTGACCACCCCCACCGACGAGGACCTCCTGCACCTCGCGGCCGCACGCGCCCGCCTCCGCCTCCTCGAAGCCCCGACCCTCGTCGGGTACGTCCGGGCGCTCATGGTCCCCGCCATGGGCGGCGCACAGGACGGCATGCCCCGTGCCGCGTCGAAGACGCCCCCGCTGCCCCTCCGAGCTGACGCGATCGACGACACCGACGACGTGTGGTCCCGCCTCCTGTACTGGGTGAACTACTGGGCCACGATCTACCAGGTGGCCCCGCCGTCGGCCGTCCTCGTGCACTGGGCCCGCGATAAGGAGGCTGCTGGGTTCCGCGCCGAGACGACGCCCGCCGGCGCCACCGCCCTGCTGAACGTCGTCACGCAGTGGCTGCTCGTCCGCCACGACCCGATCGCCGCCCACCCCGACGGCCGGATCTACTTCGACGACGTCGCCGACATGATCTGGAAGCTGCGCGCCACAT